TTGAATTCCTTGAATTCCTGTTGGGCCTGTAACACCTTGTATACCTTGATCACCTGTTGGGCCTGTAACACCTTGTATTCCCTGAGCACCTGTAGGTCCTGTAACACCTTGAATACCTTGAATACCCTGAATTCCTTGAATTCCTTGATCACCTGTTGGGCCTACAATACCTTGTATTCCCTGAGCACCTGTTGGACCTACAATACCTTGTATTCCTTGATCACCTGTTGGGCCTACAATACCTTGTATTCCCTGAGCACCTGTTGGACCTACAATACCTTGTATTCCTTGAATTCCTGTTGGACCTGTAACACCTTGTATACCTTGTATACCTTGTATTCCTTGATCACCTGTTGGGCCTACAACACCTTGAATTCCTTGATCACCTGTTGGGCCTACAACACCTTGAATTCCTTGAATTCCTGTGGGGCCCGTAACACCTTGAATACCTTGAACACCTTGAACACCTGTTGGGCCTGCAACTGTTGAATCAGCACCTGTTGGACCTTGGGCACCTGTTGGACCTACAACAGTAGATGCAGCACCTGTAGGCCCTACATCTCCATATCCAGATATTTCTCTGATTACTACCTGCAATCCTGCTGGAGGAGCAGTATTAAATATTACATTACTATTTAATACTGCATAATCAGTAGTAGATTGGGCAATTCCGCCCATAAAAACTAAAACATTACTAGCACCTAGACCACTGCTAATTGCAAAAGTAACATTTGATCCGTCTGCTATATACTGTCTTGTAGTTGCGCTAAAAGGAATATTTCCGCTATTATTACTATTAATCCATTCAGTACCAGTATACTGTAGTGATTGTCCTACTACTGGATTTACAATATTTACGTCTAGTAAATCATCAAGTCTAAGTATGTCTTTAAAATATTTAACTGAGTTGTTAGATGCTTTAAAATATATTTTGCCATCTGCATAGTTAATGGCTAACTCGCCATAGTCGAGATCACCAGCAAGTGGGACTTTGTCCACTACTGACGATTTCTTAAGAATAATCTTATTTGCCATAGTTAGCCCTAAAAAGGATAGGGAAACTTATAGAAGTTTCCCTTTTATTAAAACGATCCGCCGTCAATTGCTGTTAATGTTACTGCACCTGAAGTAATTGTAAATTGAGTAGAATCAAAACTTGCTAGACCTTTTACGCTAGTAGAAGCATAAGGAATTGCACTAGATCCAGCGGCAGTAATTAAACCTTTAGCATTTACAGTAAAGTTAGGAACTGTTACTGAATTTCCGTAACTTCCGACGTTACTATTAACAGTTGCTAATGTAAGTGCTCCTGAAACATTTGCCGAACCATTAACACTTGTTAATGTTGCTGATGCATCCCCAGTTAAACTTAAGTCGCGAGCAGTAGCCCATATAGTAGCTGTTGAAGCATTACCAACCAAAGCACCGTAAACATTGGCAACCGTAAGGTCTTTATTTAAATTCCAGCGATTGTCAATAGCTGAATATGTTAATGTTGCTGCTGTAAAGCCATCTAAGGTATTACCTACTGTTAATCCGCCACCGTCACTCAAGATTGCTGTATTTGCACCTTGTGCTAATTGCAAGTTTTTATCAGTAATTGTAACAGTTGTAGAATTTACAGCTGTCATTGTACCGTTTACTGTTAAATTACCAGTAATGGTTGCGTTACCATTTACAGAAATATCATTAACAGTGGTATTACCAGCACTAAGAGTTGTAGTAACTGTAAATGAATTAGCTGCTAAAGCACCTGTTAATGTCAATGCATCAAGTTGTGCAGAACCTTCAAGTTCAATTAGTAAAGAATTTGTAGTATCATTAAAAGAAGTTTTTAATCCTGATCCAGCAGTAACGTTTAAAGTATCAGTTAGTAAATTTAAACTGCCTGCTGCTCCTGTTGATCCAGCGACACCAAGTGTCGTAGCAATATTAGCTGTTGTTACAGCAGTTACTAAACCTTTTTCATTAACTGTAACAACTGGAATTGCTGTTGCAGAACCAAAACTACCAATATTAGTATTAACAGTTGCTAATGTAAGTGCTGCTGAAACATTTGCTGCACCGTTAACACTTGCAAGAGTAGCAGTACCATCGCCAGTCAAGCTAAGATTACGAGAGTTTAACCAACTAGTTGCAGTATCTGCATTACCAGTTAAGTTACCTGTTACATTACCTGTTACGTTACCAGTTACAGCACCTGTGTGAATACCGGCACTATTACCTGTAAGATCACCAGTTACATTGCCAGTTACATTGCCAGTTACATTGCCAGTTACATTACCCGTTAAAGCACCAGTTACATTACCTGTTACATTACCAGTTAAATTTCCAACAACTCCTGTAGTAGCAGTAATTGTAGTACCAGTAATTGTAGAAGCTGTTGTTGCGCCAATAGCTGTACCGTCTATACTTCCACCAGTAACCGTTGCATTAGTAAAAGAACTTGCTCCAGTACTCGTTACATTACCAGTTACATTACCAGTTATATTACCAGTTATATTACCAGTTACATTACCTGTTAAATTACCTGTTACATCTCCGCTAATTCCACCAGTAACACTACCAGTTACATTACCAATAATGTTTAAATATGCAGTATTAGTACCATTGCGTTTGACAATAGTATTATTAGTGCCAACACTAGTAGCTGCGTCAACCATGTCCGTATAGCGCTTACCGCCAACGATAATGTGATTTACAGCATTGTTGGCAGTTTCAGTGCCCATACCAATGTATAAGCGATCCCCACCATTTGATCCATTATCTAATAAAGCTGAGTATGCAAGCTCACCTGCTGCAAGTTCCGAGGGGTTTCCGCCGGTCTCACTACGTTTAATTCTTAAAATAGAAGCCATAATTATATTCCTTTAAAACTGACCGGACTCAAAAACTTGCTGTTCTAGCTTGTTTGTTGCGTGCCATTTTTCTGTTCCGGCATTGTAAACTAATAAGCTTCCTGCCGCTAATTGGGTTAGATCTAAGTCGGCCAACCCTTTTAATGTAGTAGGAGTTGGGCCAATCATGCCGCCTACAACTACTTTAGTTTGCGATTGCGAAGAAACAACAACAGGTTCCTTCTTTTCTATAATAACTGTATTATTAACTTCGGTTACAATTATTTCAGTTGTCATCTTGTAACCTCCTTGGTTAAGCTAATACTTCCGCTTAAGAAAGGTATTACATTATTTTGGTTATCAGTTAATTCCATTGAATATACTGCTGAATCAAAAGTAAATGTGCCTGTGATTGTTGCGGGTAATTTTATTAAAACAGTAAAATTTATTGGATCAATAATAATCCGATTATTTGCCGTGGATAGTTCGGCAATAACTGCTGTAGACTCTAAAGTTTCACGAATCTGCATTAGTGCAGTATATCCAGTTAAGGGTATAGGGGTATTCCAAGATAAAATACCTCCGCTAGCGTATGCTCCATATGCTGCCGAATTTACTTGGTTTAAGGTTACTGAATTAGAAGTCTTGCTAGTTACTAAATAGTATGCGTCATCTGCAACGGTATTAATATCTTTCATACCATTAACGCCAGTTACTCGTACTCGCCAATTTAGGGGCACTGAATGAGTTCCACTAGTAGTAATTACACAAGGGGCTGCTTGAGTAATTGCTGAAATTGGCATATATTGTTTTGTTTCAGACTCCCAGCGAAGAGTCTCTTCAAAGGTACTACCTTGGTAAATTTTATAATTAATCTTTGCTGGTTCCATTATATTACCTTACTTTCTTTGCTGCTGCAAGCGTAGCCGATACTCTAAACTTATTTACTTCTTCGGTTAGTGCAACAACTTCGGTTTGTAGGTGCTGATTCTCAAGGCATAACTGTGCTAGTTGTGCATTTAATAAAATCATTTCTTGTTGCAAGCGGTTTAATTCGGTTGCTAGTAAGCCATTTTGTTGGCTCATACGCTCTAGCTCTGTATGCATTAAAGTAATTACGCTAGTTTCAGCATTAGTACTTTTCCAGTCTTTTAACAATTTCTGAATTCCAACTGAGAAAGCAACAACTGCTAACGCAACTAGTGAAACGGTCTGTATGAAACTGTGGTTATCTATCTCCACCATAATCAGATCTCCTTATTAGCAGGGGGTTGTATATTTAATTATAATCTAAACGGCGAGTCTGCCTTTTGGATCTAGGTAAAAGCTTGTCAAGAAAAAATATTGAAACGTTCTGACATTTTGGTATATTATACCACAAGGGCGGGGTATTGTCAATGCAAAAAAATACCCTGCCCAAAGAATGGACAGGGTATAGTTTTTGCGAAGGTTTAGGTTTTATGGTGAAACACCTGTCTCTAGTCTAAAGGTGCTGCTTTGAATATATGCTTGTCTGTCACTACCACCGCTAGCAGCAGTTACTGTTTTTGCAGAAATTTGAGCGTTTCCAACGTACACTTGACCAGGGTTTCCTGGACCTGTGTAAAAAGCACTTGTAGCACCTACTAACATTTCAACGTTTTCTCCGAAACCTCCATAGCCGTAAGAAGGAGCAAAACCTCCAGTAATTGTGCCGTTTGGAACATACAAACTACCGTATGCGCCTGCAAATAATCGTACATTTAGATAAGTATTTGCAGTTATTGGTCCACTAAAATTAATAATAGCCTCTACCACGTCTCCTGAATAGTATGTACCACTAAGAACACTTACAGACGTTACTAATGGAGCACCAGCTGCTGGCGGAACATATCCACAATAAGCAGCATTATATTCAATAACTTGAGTATAGCTACCACCACTACCATTAGCGTAAGTTCCAATCCTTGTATAGTTTCCATCGCATGCTTGACTTAACAAAGTTCCTGCCACAGGATAAGAGATACTAGTGTCTATAATCTGGACATATACTGAAGCTTTGCCGTTATCCAGTGTAAAAGTAAAATACTCCCTGCCTTCAGTAGTAGTATCTGCAGTTACAGTGTATGTTATTACACTACCATTACTGACATTTCCGCTTAATGGCGCACCATTAAGATCTGCTGAAGTGACATTTGCAAGTTGATAACCAAAATTACCTGGTCTATTAGTACTAAAACTAATTGTAAAGCTACCGCCTTCATTAACCTCACCAAAATTACCAACAGAAGATGTTAATGTATATGTTGGTGTTGTATATCCGCAAGTAGGACTATCAGGAGTACTTTCAGTATAAGTACCACCACTTCCGTTAGCGTATACTTTATTTAAGGTATAAGGTTCTGTACCATATGCTGCACAAGATTGACTTATAAAAGTTCCTGCAGCAGGATAACTAGTAGTACTAGTATCATTTACAGTTGTTTGTCCAACGTATCCTATAAAATCGCCGTTATAACCAGCATTGTCGTAAAAGAATATCCAAACAGTTTCTTCGCCTTCTGTGGTAGCGTCGTTTCTTAGCTGTCTATTAAAACTACCGCTGTTGTTGTTTATTGTTACAAAACCTTCATCAGTAAATGATGTAAAATCATTGGCATCTGTGCTACCATAGTTAACCCAATATATACGAGTACCGTTTGCAACATTAGTAGTTGTAACAGTATAAGTAATAACTTCGCCTTCGTTTCTTAAACTTTGATCCCTATAAAATGAATAAGTTGGTGCTGGTGATGTAACGGTCCAGGCTGAAGTTTGACGAGTATGACCATTGTCTATAAAATAAAAATAAATTGTATACGTTCCAGGATTAAATCCTGGCGCTGCGTTAGGATTACTCCAATTACCACTAGCGTCTAAATAATAAACAGCACTATCATAATTAGTGTTATTAACACTAAATCTAAAGCTTCCATTTGGTGTGCCTCCGGTAATACTAACACTAACGGCACTTGGATAAACTACAGAAGTTGGGGTAACTGATACTGTTTCGTTATATACTGTTGTACTAGTGTCATTAAAAGTAACATATGCTGAGGCGGGTCTATCATTTAATGTAATAGTAAAGTACTGTGTACCTTCAGTACTACTATCTGCAGTTACATTATAAGTCAATACAGCACCGTTACTAATGCTTCCGCTTAAAGCTGCACCGTTTATATCCGCTGATTCAACACCTGTAATAGTATAAGCAAAGCTACCTGCTTGATTGGTACTAAAACTAATTGTAAAACTACCACCTTCATTAACACTATTAACAGAAGATGTTAATGCATAGGTTGCTGCTGCTACTACTGTCCAAGAAGCTTGTCGAGTATTTTGTGTAGAGTCGAATTTTACATACACTGTATGTGATCCAACAACTTCACCAGGTCCTGCATTAGGATTATAGTAACTACCATTTGCGTCTAGTGTAAGAGATGCTGGATAATTAAGGTTATCTAAACCGTAACGAAAAACAGTATTAGGAGTGCCTCCAGTAATTGAAAGTGTTGTTGCGTTAGGGTATGTTACTAGTGAAGGACTAATAGTTAATACTTCGTTCTGATATATTACACTAGTATCGTTAATAGTTACTGTATTAGGGTAATTTGCTAAAGGAACTATTGTGCCGCCTGGTCCATAGGTAAATAAACTCATACCTGCTGTTTCAGGCCCTTCATAAGCGGCCGCATCTGCTTTAACTACACGTGTTATTGTTGCTGTATTATTAATAATATTAATAGTACTATAACTAAGATTGTCGTTATAATCAGCAGCTGTATTAGTTCCTGTTTGTTGCCAATATATTGTTGTTCCGTCTACAACATTCTCACTTGTAATTGTCCAGATAAGAGTACCACCCTCATTTATACTTGTAACATTTGGAGCAACACTATAAGTAACTATAGGCACATCTCGTATAAAAAATCCAGTAGAACCATTAATTGACCCAGTATATCCACCTATGGGTCGTAGATATAGTTGTCCGTATTCTGGCTGTTCTGTAACACCATCGTTATTAAGTATAAACTCTATAGCAAGCTGTAAATTGCTGGATTTAAGTCCAGACGTTGGAAAGCTAAATGTTCCTTGAGTACTAGGAGTAAAATTAGTATACTGAGCACCTCCGCTAATATTAGTTTCTGGATCATAGTACCTCATACTAGAAATGTCGGCTAGGCTGATTTCACCATAAGAAGTTCCTAGATCTACCCCTTCCCAGTTCCAATGTACTGGATGAGCATAATCTAAACTAGAAGTAATTGTAATACGTAGTATTTCATTTTCATTAGTAAATTGATTACTAACACTTAGACTATATACTTCTGGGGGCTTGGAAGTATCATTAATAAATACTGTTCCAGGATAAGTGTGTACTCTTGTACCTAATGGATAATCTAATGCTACTGTAAAGTTTTCTGTACCTTCTAATAGTAAGTCAGCTACAGGAGTCATTCTAAATACTGCTGCGCCACCACTACCTAATGCAACTCCGTTATAGCTACCGCTCGTATACCAAGGGCTTAAGTCAAGATCTGCAAATTGTGCTGTGTTTGCTATAATTCTTGGATATACCACAGTACCGGCAGGAAGGTTTGTAGCAGTTATAACCCATGCGTATTCTGTGCCCTCATCTAAGTAGACAGCACCAGTAGTATTACCACTTGGATTAAACATATTAAATACTGGTATTGGGGTAGTTGAGTTGTCTATGATATCAAAATTTAAGTAAACCGAAGGCATATCAGTTAATCTTATTCTAGCATTTTCTGTACCTTCTGTTTTTAGATCTCTTTTTAGTATTATTGCTCCAGCATCTTGACCATTAAAACCATCTATTTGAGCATTTCCAACAGGTCTAGCTTCAATAATGAAGTCACCACTAGTTCCTTGAGTAAAATCGTCTGCATCTGTTGAAAGATTTAAAATACTCCAAGGAATATATGTGCCTGTTGCAACATTTTTTGTTTTTAGTTGAAATACTACTGCTCGATTATTGCCATTAATATCTTCATTAAATCCAGGTACTCCTGCTGTAGTTGTATCTGGTGCGGTTATAAATGATAGGCTATATGCTTTATCTTCTGTTAAAGAAACAGAAGCGCTAGATAGTCCATTATTCAAAGATAAAGTTAAAGTTTCATTACCTTCTGTTATGTAGTCTTCTGCTATATTTATGGTAATAGTACCAATATTATTAATTATTCTAAAATAACCTGTCAAGGACCAAGGGTATACTATTTCCTCACTACTAGGAAGAGTAGTACCATAATTAGCACCACTTCGTCTAACTTGACTAATATCATCAACAGTAATATTAGTTCCTGTAATAGTATAATTAATTTGAGAGTTATCCTCTACTCGGGCAGTAGTTAAAGTAAAAACTATTTGATTACTTGAAGTTACACCATTATTTTCGGGTACTGTTGTTCTATTTACAGTAACACTGAAAGTAGCAGGGAAATCACTACCAGTATATCCTCGTTCAAGTGGGGTAGTATCTATTGCCAAGACACTCATTTTGTATTGTGCACCTGCCCAGCTACTATAAGAATTACTACCATAATTCCACAAAGTTCCGGAGGCTAATCCTGGTATTGTATCACCTAACTGTAATGCTTGAGTACTTTGGCTAGTTACTTTAATGGTCCTAGTTCGTATTGTGCTATTAGTTCCTGTATCTGTTCCACCGTCTACCCTTTGAACCATGGTTCTGTAAATATCAAAAACGCCAAGTCCATTGCTGATTCTATAATAAATCTGAGATGCTGTAGGTATTAAAAAAGCAGTATTACTAGGTGGGGAAGTAGTAGTTATTGGAAACGATCTAATATCGGCTCCATTATAATCAGGTCCTGGTGTACCTGTAGGAGGCGGTACTTGCCACTCTTGAAAAGAGTAATTTTTTAATTGAATATGTATTTTTGCAGAATCATACATACATTTAGCTGTACTGTCAAATACTTGCATACCATATCCGCTGCTAAGTATGTTATTGCTTACTTCTTTATTTGAAAAAAAGTATACTTTTGGTATAGTTGCTATTGCTTGAGCACTAGTTGCTGTTGCAAACCAACGATCTGGAACTATTGCAAATATTGAAACATAATTTTGACCTGTTCCTGGATAAGGTATAGTATCTATCTTAGGATTATTTAATAAGTGTATTGGGCCTGCTCCAGCAGTACTACTGTTTGGTTGATTTATTCCTACATCTTGTGTAAAATACCAAACACCACTGTCATTGCTGCGAGGTAGTGTATATACAAAAAAACAATCACTAATATTTGGAGCTATATATCGTAACTCGTAAACTTTCCAAGTATCGCCTGTATAATAGGGTTGATTAACATAACTACTTGGTTGGAGTGGGGCATTATTTGCAAAAGTATTAAACTCATAAGCGTTTGCAGTAACATCTACGTTTTTATAATTTTGCCCAAAAAAGTTATTAGTACCAGCAACTGATCCGGTAAAATACCAAGGTTTAACATTAGAATCGTCAATAACTAATTCACCATTATTATTATTAAATTTAAATCCGTAAGTCATCGTGCCATTACCATTAAAATTGTTCCACGTCTAATGGACGGTGAAATAGTTGGGTTGATTTCGTTATATCTTATTTGTGGGTATCCGCTGACGCCGTTATCTATACCCTCATACCAATGATCACCACCGTATAAAGTTATTATTTTTAATTTTAATCCTTGTAAGCTTGCTTTACCGCCTACACCATTATAAGTAACATATCTATCGGCAGAGCTGCCTGTTATAAATAGTGTTAAAAACTCAACAAAAACTCCAGCCTCACTACTTGAATCGTAGTAAACATTGCCTAAAGCATCATTAATCTGCATACCGTACATAAATATTCCTTAGGATAATTTACCAATTTTAACTCGTGGCTTGCCGCTGTTACTGTTGTCCCAGACTTCAAGTCTGTCATTAAACAAAATAAGTCTATTGACAGTTGATGTATTATTAGTATCGCCTATAACTAACTTTGATGCGTCAATAGTGCCTGTTACTATTCTATCGCTAGTAATAGTATTTTGAACAATTAAACTACCTGGAATATATGTAGTCATTATTGCCCAAGTTGTGACCAATGTATTGGGATCAATACTAGTAGCTTGATAAACTTTAGCACCATTATAGTTGTTATAACTAACAGTTGCAAGATCGCCGAGTACTGGGCTTCTGCCAATTACTGCAATTACTTCTGCGTTTGTAGGTGAGGCATCTGAAGAACCTACAGCAGGTCGTTGAATTATATAACTTGCCGCACCTGGTCCTCCGGTAGTACCTAGTGTGCCATTAAAAGAAATGGCTCTAATAGGATAACTAGTGCTTGCCCAATTAAGTGGGCTTGTTAGAGTTGTACCAGCAACAGAAAGTGGAATAGTTATTGACCACAAAGTAGCTCCAGGAGTGCTATTTATAGGAACAGTTGTTTCCCAGCCTCCGCCTACTACAAAGTCGATACTACCCCACGTATAAGTACCCGCAGTTGGACGGGCAGGAGGACTAGAGCCGGTAGTCCATTGGTAAATAGTCGGAAAAGCAGACATTTTGCCAGCAATACCTACTTCACCTTTTGCCCCATTATACAATATAGGCAGTGTAATAGTTTTAGTTAAATTAGTTACTAAATTACCCGCGCTAACAGTTAGTGTAACTGTTACATAAAGTGCAGTTTCATCAGGAGTTATTGTAATGCTTTCACCTGTACCACTGCTAGGACTGGCACCTGTAACTACCCAGGCATATTCAGGTGAAGTTATATTTTGCGTTACTGCTGTTAAAGTGGCGTTTAAAGGTGTGAAAACAAGTGATGCATTTTGTACAAAACTAGTGTATCCTGAAATATCAATAACTTGTGCAGTAGCAGATATTGGCGTAGCAGTTAACTGATTAGAAACAGTATATACCTCTTCCTCAATATCACTAATAAAGGCATATTTGACATAATAAGGTGTGCCTGATACAAACGGAATTGCTGTAGCTTGACCATTAGGTAACCCAGATATAGTAATAGACAGACTTAATCCATCAAATACCAAGTTGGCATCTGATGGAGTAAAGCCTACTCCAGAAGGTCCTGCTACTGCAGAACACCATACTTTTACTTTAATTAAATCATCTCTAACATCGTCTGTTCTAATTGTATCGTATGGGGTATCTAGTTTTAATATTAACGAGTTTACGCCTGGAAATAAGGTTCCTGCCATGTCTATTCCTTAAACAATTGTTTTAATTTTAATTAAAGCATATGAACTTGCAGCACTGTAGTTATTAGTTTTATCTAATATCCTACACTCTACCTTATAGTCAATACCACCCTCAGAAATACGAGGTATTGCTACCTTTTCTAAATCTAGAAAGCCTTGTCCTTGACTTTGTACTTCTGGTATAATTGGTGTAGTATCCCATAAGTCTGTAGTAACAGTACTTTTGTATAACCTATATGCATAAGCTTTAAAATCACTCTGTTGATTTACAATAGTAGGAGTTGCTACAATATAAGTTTGTTGTAAATCTATTGCAAGTGTTGGAGACGCTGCAAAGTTAGTAGTTTTACCACCATTTGTAAACCAATACGTGTCAGACCAAGGACCTACAATATTTCCAGAATTATTAGTATATCTAGCTCTAATTTTATAAAGAAGACCTGTTGTAAGTTGTTGTACAATAATACTTGAAGAATCTTTAGTACCGTAGTATGATGGAGAAGCTGCATCAAATAACCCATTTCCAGGAATCACTTGTAGTTGCACTCTTTCAGCACTTACACTAAGTTTACTAGAGTTAGTATAACTAATAATAGCCGTATTTGTAAATGTACCATTAGCAATTGTATCACTAATAGCACTATCACTGTTTACAGAAACAATAGTAGGGGCTTCGTTAATTATTGCACTAACTAAATAATTTCCAGTAGTTGTAATATTTGAATTATACGCTAAATAACCAGATAAATCTGCTGTGTAAATTTGTGGAGAGTAATCAGCTAGCGTAAGTTTTGCACTAATATTGCTGTTGGCTTCTATACTTAATACTATTAGTTCTTGTGATTCTTTACTAACTTCTCCTAGCATAAACAAGTCATCAATATTTATATTGTCACCACTTATTAGTGCTCCAGATAGTGTAATACTAGTATAATATCCTGTTGTAGCTACAGGCGCTAAAGTTTTTAGTGCGCTGCTACCTGTATTAGTTCTAACCCTGATATTGTAAGTTTTTGCTGTTTCTAAATAAATTTCTTCACTTAAAGTTATAACTGCACTGCCTACTGTGCAGTTGTTAATTCTACCACTGCCATTGCCCCAAAGTGGAACATCATGTGTAACTCGTACTAAATCTCCGCGATTACAAACTAAGTACTCAAAGTCTACATTTAATGAAAACATTTCTGGGCGCAACTTTAGCTGCGCCATATGCCATTGAGCAATATGCTTTGCTTGAGCAAAATTAGTTACACCAGGTAAGCTAAGTTCTTCAAATAACTCTGCATTACTTTCGTTTTTACCAAGATTAAACACTCGGTACTCATTTGCTTGATAGCCTTTTTCTTCATCCGCAATAGTAATACGAAATGCATCAGGTATACGAGGAAGTATTTTTGTAGCTTCAAAGCCCCAGCTATTATGTGGAGTAAAGTGCTGTACTACTCCAGTACGTGGTTTATCCACTACTACTGTCCACTTACCGTCTATGTAGTTAGGACTTGCTTTACCAGCTGAACATATATCTTTTAATACATCCATAACACTGGTAACATTGGTTACTACTGCATTATAGGTAAGCCAAGGTTTGGTACTATCTCTGGTATACTTATTATTTGCATAAGTCATAGGCTCACAAAATTTATACCAATCAGCTAGTGCGTTTAAATCTACATACTTTGCAGCATCTATAATGTTGTCAGCTACTCTGTAAGCATTGGCAGGATGCATTAACACATAAAGAAATAATGCTGCAGGATTGTTAGTAACATCTACAGTTTTCCAATCGTTTGTTGCTCTATTTAATACATTAGCTTTAGTTTGTACTAAAGCGTTCACTCCCTCTAAACTGCCGTTTATTTTATTAGTGCTTTGCAGTTTAATAAAAGTTCGTGCAAGATGACACTTAGGTGGATTTTTTACAACACGAATAGGAACTAATTGATTATTAGCGTTTAGTGTTTGTTTATTAAACCCAGTAACTGCATACAAAATTACCTTACTGTAATATCTATAATCGGGATCTTCTTCTTTTTCTGTGACGTCGTCGTTTGTTCTAATTACTTGAATAGAGTATTTTGCTCGCGGTAAACCACGCATTTTATAAACATAGTTAAAAGCGTCTTTTCTTTGTGAAAAGAATCCGTTTTTGCCAAATATTAACTCCGTACCCATAGAGCCAGCAATATTTAATCCAGCATCTTTAGTGTATGTAATAGTCAAAGCTGCTGCTGCTGCACCGCTTCCAGAATTTACACCTTTCATTCTTACTGTATGAACACTGTTAGCTTCAGCATAGAACCATGTTACAGCTACTTGATCGTAAGCATTTTTAGGTATAGTAATTAAACGAGCACCGTCAATTAGTACTGATCCTTCATCGTCAATAGCTGCTGAGATTTCATAGTATCCTGCTTCTGGGAAAGTTACTTGTGCAGTTTTATCAAACTCAATGTTGGCTGTTTGACCTGTGTATGACCATCTTCCGTTATTTGTTAAAAATAAATTCCAGCCTCCCCAACCGCCATAGGGACCGCCTACGCCTGGAAATTGAGCAGTAGTAAATATAGTCTGTGGTGTGCCTGCGGCACCCGAATTATTTACAATTCGTCCTGCTCCTATAACAATGTCATAATCAGCTGTAGGCATCTGATTACCACTATCAGGATCTAAAATAGCTGCACCCGCTGAATTACGCTGCACTGCTCGAGTAACAGATGTAAGCAATAATCCTTCTATGGTAGTGCTAGCAGTACTGGCTAAATGTGATACTGTAGAGGTGTCTAAATAATTTACACCAAAAAAGCAAATACTATGAAGCTTTACATATCCATTAGGAATAGTAGGTAGTCTTAGTATTGCGTTATTATTTGTACCTACAAAAGACGCATACGATCCTTGTGTAGATAAAGTTTTTAAATAAGGAGATGGGTCTGCATACTGGTTATCAGTGGCAGCTCCGCTAAATACTGATATACCACCACCTGGTGCCATAGCAAGTACGTACCACTTGTAAAGATTCTGTAAATCACCATTACCATCAGTATAAGTAGGAGCTGAGCCAATAGTAACTTTAAAGGCTGTGTCACTAGGTGTTGGTGAGTTGTAGTTGCCTAGGTGATAGGCAGGTACTGTTGACCAAGCTGTTTCGCCTTCTTTACGTAGACGAATTTGAACTCCGCAAGTAGCATCACTAATTTTTCCGTCTTTGGTACTAATTTTGCGCATACCTTCTGGAAAAGTAAATGCTATGTCAATATCTTCAGCAAAATCTGCTAATGTAATAATTGCTGGAGGATTGCCATCTACGCTATTTTTAACTAATTCAATTTGTGGGAATTGTTGCTCTACGTCAGTTGGATATAGTTTATCAAAGGCATCTAATCTACCGTTTGTAGTTTCTTGAGGCACGCCTAACAAAGTGTCTGGTACAGGAGTATCTTGCCCGACGCCAGCTTGACTAGTATAGTAAACTTCGTTTAAAGTTTTTGCACCTACGCGAATGTCATCAACTGCTAGTGGGCCGAATCCCCATACAAGGGATAAATGTAATAGGCTAGTATCTGTTAATGTTTCTACGTAAGGCATTGCTCCAAGCATTGCATTCATACGCATTTTTCCTAGCACAACTGGAATTGCATTATAGCGATTTGCTTGATTTGCTGCACCACTAAAAGCGTTTACAGGGGCAGAACTTCCTGGGTCTTTACCATTTAATGGGCGAATAGGAAAGGCGGCGTTAATAAGCGCCATACCTGCCATATTAATAGCCATAGTACCAACTATTTTGCCAGTTGCAGTAGTAACCATAGTGCCTTCAGCAACACCTACTCCTGCTTCCGTCATGCCCAAGGCACTGCCAACGTCTGCACCATAATTTACGGCTATATACAATACAACAAGCGTAAGTATTAAACGTTGAGTACTTTTACCTTCTGGTACTACTTTATAAACAACGTTCTGTCCTGCTTGTACACGCACAGTACTCCACTCGGATTGCGGGATTTTAACGCCATCTAAAAATAAAATTAATTTTTTAGCAAAGTAATCACTAATTTTATATGTATCTATTAAGTTTCGAGATACGTCGGCTAGTGTAGAGCCAGCTATAGCTAACTCTGTATATTTTGTTTGTTTAAAGGGATGTGGTCTACCTACCAGCATTGTGTTAGCTTGTGTACTATATTTATAGTAACCTTCGATACGTTTAGACCATTTTGGACTGTTAACAGACTCTACAACGCTATCCATGCCGTCACGAGCATGAATAAATTTATCTTCCCCAATATAAATTCCAACGTGAAAAGGCTCACCTAATATATTGAATACTATAACGGAGCCGGTTTCTGGTGTTTGAACTTGTGACCAATTGTTTTTATACTGATCCATCATTTCAAGAATACGCGTATCGTATGCCCCTGAATACTCTTCAGTATAGCTGGGCAATTCAATAGCATATTCCTGTTTATAAAATAAACGTACTAATCCCCAGCAGTCAATACCACTCTCATCTCTGCCATTTGTGGCATAAGGTAATCCAATATACTTATTATAATTCATTAAAATAGTCCTGGAAAGTTAGCTGGAGTAAACGTAAAACAAGGAAATGGTTCACGACTAAGGCTAACCATATTTAAGTCAAATGTAATTTGATCCGCGTTATAAGTAACATTCGTTATTTTGAAACCTGTAAAAGTAGCTTCAACAGTATTAGGGCTACTAGCTAGTACTAGATCTATTTGTACACTAACGGGGCTTGTTAAATGAGTACGGATAAGATCAATAGCTTCACGAGTAACAAAGTTTAATACTAAACTACACTGCCCTGCTCCTGCTTCTTCTTCCCCTGGCAAAGCTATTTGCATAGGTAAGAAAATATAATCTTTTGAATTACTAGTTACACCATATACGATTTCTGCATCTGTTGTTAAAGAAGTAAGTCTATTAGTGTAGCCGTCTGCTAAACGAACAGGATTTGCAGCATCCGCAGGATTAGTAATAGTAACAAGTAAAATTACTGCTTCAGGTGTTTCTGAAGCAAACATTGCCCTAACGGCTGATTGTGATAAACTATTTAGTCTGCTCATGGCATCACTTCTAATTTAAGACTGGTAGACCAGTATCCTGGTGCCATATATTGTAAGTTAAAGAATTCGCCATCACTACCTGGTATAATACGCACATCTATAATTGTACCAAGTATTCGTGGATGTGGAAAAGTAAAACGATTAACACCAGCAATACCAGGAATTAACGGCAGAGTAGCGGTAGGTAAATTTTTAATAAAAGCTTCTAATGTTTGTGTTTGTGCGGTAGTCATTAAAAAGTTTACATTCAATACATTAGGACGCGAGGCCCTGCGTCTTTGCTTCGCAGGGCCAGCATCTGTAGCTGAACGTATAACAGTAATTCCAACCGATTCAGTAAAGCCTTTTTGAGGCACTTGCGGAAGCGATGCTGGCCATGCTATTGGCATATATTATCTCCTTGCCAGTAATGGTGTTGTACCATAGTTGGCTGTCATTGCTTGTTGAGTATTTGAGCCTACGCGATTTAGTTCGCCTGCTACCATATCTCCAACCATTACTTCAATACGACGATTTCCACGTGAATCCATAGTCTCTTTAGTAGTTGCTTTTTCGCTGCCATAGTTGTTAACAACTACGTCTACATTGCCGCCACCACCCCCACCACGAACTCCAAGATTACCGTTGTTGTCACGCTTTAGGGGCATGATAGCTTCGGGACCTGCTTCGCCCATTAATCCAGTACCTTTTGCAAATTTAAATAGTGTAGGTTGATCGACAACTGAATTTGTAAACATTCCGCCTTTGGCATACATTTTTAGTCCAGCATCGTATACTCCGCCTTTGGCCGAAAGAGTTAGAGGCCCAATCATACTTTCTGGTAAAGGTCCTACAAAACTATTGCTACCTGGAACACCTACACCAGTAAGCATACCAAGCATACCACTTAGTCCACCTGCACCAGCAAATAGTGCGGACATTTGTGCACGCATTTCAAATCTAATTAAATCTACTAGCATTTGGTCTACTAGACTTTTAAAATCCAGCTTACCTGTTCTGGCAAATTCAGCTAAAGCATCTCCCATACTTTGAAAACTATTTTCTACAATCTTAGAGAAACCAGTCATTTTACTACCAAGTTTTTCGTTTAGATCAATAGCATTCATCTTTTGTAAGTTAGTGGCTCTTAAAGCTTCACTTTGACCATTAATAGCCCTAGTCATGTTTTCTACTGCTTCGTAATCCCCTGCTAAAGCAGAGTCACCGCTGGCTTCAATAGCCAGAATTTTTTGTTCTATTAGGCTTTTCTTAGCTATTTCTTTATCTATTTTTGATTGTTCTTCAGCACTTTCTCTAGATACTCGTCCCCTGTCTAAGTTTGCTTTTTCTTTGACAGCGTCAAAACTAGTTACTAAACCTAATTCTTTTCTATAATTTAATTCGTCTTCTGCCTGGCTGCTTTGAGCATCTGCTGTAGTTTTCTTAAACGCAGCTAGTTTTTGCTCTATATCAAAGCGTGCTTCTATAAGTTTTAATTGGTCTTGCAAACCCTTATTATCTTTTTCTTTTTCTTGCCTAGCTATGACTAGTTGTAAATTTACTTCTGCTAAAGCTATGCTTTTAGTATCTGCTGGTGAAGCTAATTTAAGTGCCTCAATATCGTTTATTATCTTTTGACGCTCTAGTAGGAATTTATTATTTAACTTTTCAGTTTCAAGTAGTGCTGTTACTTTTACATTCTGCTCTGAAGAGAATCCAACTAAACTACTAATTATACCTAATCTAGCTATATCTTGATCAAGCAATGCTTCGTTTAAACTATTTAAAGTTGTAGCTTGCTGCAGTTCTTGGGCTTTAAGTCTAATTCTATTCTCGACACCTTTATTGTCTTTTTCTTTTTCTTGTCTTTCTTTAACTTTGTCCAATAAAAATTGTTGCTTATCAACTTCTAAAACTCCTTGAGCCGAGTTATCCAGTTTTGCATTTTTTATTGCTGTTTCGTATCCAAGTATTTCTTGATTAAACTTACTTTCTAACAGCTGCATGTCTAACATTTGTTTTTGTGCAAGATTTTCTGAGCCATTAAGTGTATTAATGCTCATTAAAATATCTTGTCTTGCTATATCTTGTTGCAGTATAGAATCTTTAACAGCTGCTATTTGCTTTTGATTAGCAAGTTCACCTAAGTTTACTTTTTGTGCAGTATCTAAAACGTTTGCTTTCTTTTCGCCCTGTTTTAATGTTAAAGCGGCAAACTGTGGGCCCAGCATATTATTTAATTTAGCAGCAAGATCTTTTTCATATTTAGTTTGTGGATTAGCTGGATCTCTTGCATCTAGTCTACCAGACGCTGAGAGATCTTCAGGTTTAATCATACCAGTAGTACCAGCAACTATATTTTTAAAACTTGTAGTACCTGCTAACCTGGCTTCTAGTTCTCTTATTATTTCTGGAGATTTATTAGAATCTTTAGCTTCTTGCAAAGCCATTCTAGCATTAGATTCTGCTATTGTTAGTTCTAATTCAGTATTAGATCTAATTAACGCCATAGTAGTAGTTATTGCGTCAATTTGAACTTTTATTTCTTGATCTTTTAACTGTCCAGAACGTGTTGCAGCTTCTGCTCCAGATAGTGCACTAACCGTAGCTTGCGCAATAGTTAATGCAGCTTTTTGAGAAGCTTGACCAAGCGCAATATCTATATATTTTGCACCATTTTTAAAAGCAAGATCTGCACCTGTTGCAAATAGCTGTGAGGCTACAACAAAAGATCTAGTGTCTAATCCGATTTGTAAAGCTTTAACTTCTTCCTTTTTACCTTCAAGCTCTACTATTCTACTTTGAGCTATTGCTTTTCGTGGTACAGACTTAGTCTCTCTTTTTATTTGTTCTTGTTTGTCAATATCTTCATTTATTGTAGAGAGCTCTTGTTTATACTTTGCCGCTTGTTGAAGAGTAGTTTGAAATTCTTGTCTTATATCAACAAACTGCTGGACGAATTCAGAACCAAATTGAGCTGTAGCTTTAGGATTATTAGCAAATTGATTGAAAGCTGCATTTATTGCATCTACACCTTTATTTGCTACATCTTGCATTGATGAAGATAAAACTTGTAAGTTATCGCCTACTTTAAATAATGGATTACTATTAGCAGTTGACTGAATAAATTCGTCATATGACTTAGTAAGTGCATCAATACTATTTTTAAAAGTCTGCAAAGAAGCATTAGTTTCACCTAATTTATTTTGTAGGATTTTAACACTAGCTGCATATCTGTTTTGGGCAGCTGTACTAGTTTTAAATCTATCTGTTACAGTTTCAAGATCTAGACTTTGTACGCCTATTGCATCTTTAAAAGCTTTTCCAGCTTCTTCTCCCATTCCTGCTTCACGAAATACTTTTAATTGAGATTGTACTGTTGTTGCTAAAGATTTTGCTCCTTTTGAAGCTATGTCTTGGTTAAATATTCCTGAAAGCACATTAGTAAAATCATCCCAGCCACTATCTTTAGTTACTTTTAACAATTCTTTCGTAGTTTTAATTTGTGTTTCAATACTGTCGGTTACTGCCTGACTTGCATTTGTTAATGCAAGAAATCCAGCTATTGAAGCTGTACCTATAGCGGGTTGTTTTCTTAAATAATCTATAGTTCTAGTCGCACTTGCAACTGATTCTGTAACACCATCTATAGCTCCATTGAAGGCGGTAGTTTCTTTACTTGTTTTTGTAAGTATAGCGTCAAGTATACCAAAAGCTGCAATTGCAGCACCTATAGCCATACCATAGGCTCCAAATGCCGAAATAGTTGTACCTAGCTTTTGTACAAACATACCTGCAGTAGCACTAACCCTAACAAGGCCTCTATCAAAGGCAGTTAATTTAGGGGCATTTTGCGTTATGGCTTTGCCGTGTTCGTCAACTCCAGTTTTTACTTTTAAATATCCTTCTTTTGATGCCGCAAGGTCTTCATTTAATTTTTGCCAAGCTGCACGCATACCTAATAATGACTGGGTTTCTGCAACATTAGATCTAATAGTATCTTTTGCTATGTTCTGTAATTTTGATTTATTAATCACGTCATTTGCAAAAGCAGTACTCCACCACTTTTCAGAACTGTCAATAAGTGTTTTACTGGCCATATCGCCAACTGCAGCTGATTGTGCACGAATAGCTTTTAAATTTGCAAGATGTGCTTTAAGTCTGTCTGCTTCTTCTTTATTAGTTTTTGCTAAAGTTTTTGCGCGATTTTCTAGTGATTTTATTTCAGTATCTGTTAATGCAAAAGGATCTTTACTTGCTATTCCAGCATAGTCTACTTTTGTACCTTTAGTAAAAGTTTTGCCTGTTGCAGCTAACGCTTGTAACTTACTCTGAGTATCTTTTTGCTTTTTAAAATCGCGCTCTGCTACAGCTGCTCGATCTGCTGCCATAGTACTAAAAGCATCTTGTTGATTTGTATACATTCTTGTAAATGCTTCGGTGCTTTCATTAGCAGTTCTTTTTAAATTTTCTCTGTAATGTCCTAACGCAGGTATAGCACTTTTAACTATTGAAGCACCTATTGCGGTTAATATTGCTAATAATCCTGCAGGACTTTGTGATAACACACTTACTAGGGGCACAATAATTTTATTAGTTAAGTCTAGTGCTACAAAGCTTAAATTCTTTAAACTTGCTAACAACTTATCATAAGGGTTTGCAGGTATATCAATAGAATTAAATTTGTCTATACCTTCTGTTAATACAGCGTTAGCAAATGCTTGACGTCTTTCAAAATCAGTTAATTGAGACGCAGCTTTTCCTATACTACGAGCGTAGTTTTCAGTAGCAGGACCTATTTTTGTAAATAAACCCAGTTCATCTAACAATTCAGGCTCTAGTTTACTAATACCACGCGTTAATCTACTAATAGCGTCAGGCATAGCAACACCTAAAGCCTTAGATGCTTTATTGGCTACTTGACCTAATTGTTCCATTTGTTTACCGGACAATCCAGCAGCAGTACCTTTTGTAGTTGCTTCCATTGCTTCGCGCATACTAATTGCGCCGTCGGTAGCAGTCATTAAATTTTTAGCAATACTGCCTAAAGCTAGTCCAGTAACGGCACCTAATTGATTCATACCTTGAATCATATTACTAGTATCTGCAGCATCACTTAACGCGCGGAAAGCCGCACCTGCTGCAAACAAATTAGCTGCGTAAGTAGCATATAAACGTACTAGGCCGTCAAGTCCGCGAGCTTGATTTGCAAAGTCACGACCTGATGCGCCAGTAGACCCGGCACTACCCCTGGCAATATCGTATTCATTGCCACCCATCATAGCGTTTTTCCAACCGCCTTTGCCTTTACCTCCACTGCCGCCTTTGCTCATCTGTTTTTCAAGTGAGTCATAGGTTCCTCGAACCTTTTTGAGACTCTTGTCAGTATTTTCAATGGATTGACCAACATCTTCTAATTTAATGTGTAAAACTGTCGTATTTTCAGCCATGCTTACTCCTGTTCGGATATTACCAAAATTTTTTGATAACTTAACTAGAGATCATTATACCATGTGACCACGCAGTTGTCAAACCAAAAAATTTTTAACGCAAAAAAGCCCGCTAATTTTAATTAGCAGGCTCTTGTGTCTTTTTCTTATTATTGATTTCGTCTGATCTTACGTTGTCAATTATGCGTATTAGCATAATTATAAACTTCTGTTCAGAAGGTTCAATCTCTGTTGCTTCTAAAACATCTTTTACACCTATCAAAGACTTACCTAAGTAGTTACCATTCATAGTATCCCACTCATCTCGTAACATTCGATAAGCATTAAATGCTTGTTGCACTTCAAATGGAAAATCTTCAAATTCCACCGGTATCTCAGACTCTACTGGATCTGAGCCTAACATTTCGCACATTTCAAAATACTGGTCTTTTGTCATTGACACGCCCATATTTTGAATGTAGTTAACCAACTGAGCGTTTACTTGCTGGAGTTGGTCGTCGAAAAGTTTCCCAAGTCTGTGACCTGTTCACTAATAAATGCATCAAAATTGCTAGAGTTCTTCATTAAGTATAGTGCATTTTCAGCAGTATATCCTAGTTCGGCTTCCATGTCTTTACCACTTAAGTCAACTGGTGCTAGTTGTTCAAGATACTTCAGCTTAAAGCCAGACCATCCTTTAACTGCATTTTCAACATAAAGTTGTAAGAACAAGTCTTCGTTAAATTCTTCCGAAGCTTGACGATTCTTAAAGCTAGTCTTTGTAGACTTTTTGCGAATCGACAAAAGTGTTTCGCGCGATAAAAATGCCAAATCAATCATAAAACCAGGCATACCAGGGTATTCTACCTGTACTGATTTGGAGGGAACTAACAGTGTTTTTAAAGAGAGAGTATTAATAGTCATTTTATAATAAGATTAAAAAGAGAGACTGGAGATCAACCCAGTCTCTATAAAAGTGCAGCCGTTAATTAAACTGCTGCGCGGTAAACGATAGTTGCTTCGTTAGACTCTGTAATATCGTAACCAGTACCTGCAAAACCTTGAGCTGTAAAGTTAATTGTTGTAGAAATAACTTGCTCTGTGTTAATTGTAGGAATCTGCAACATAGCTGCAGGTAGCTTGATTTCAACACCAGTAGCATTTGTACTAGGTCCGCCAAGTTGTACATTAATTGTAAACTTAGGGTCGACTGTTGTAGCTGATTGGGCCAGCAAATCAGATAATAGTCCACCACTTTCAAGACTACCTGTTTTTAGGTATGCATTGATAGTGCCGCTTATAGCGCGCGTACCTGTGAAGTACGTAATAGGTAAGTTAACTGTACCTAAGTTAGCAGGTGTCAAATACGTTAAGTTATTAGCAAAAGTGATGTTTCCACCAGTTAAAGCAATAGTATACACAGTACCAACATTAGCTGCAATTGTAGGAGTTGCAGCAGCAGCTGAACCGCCACCACCAGTAAAGGTAATTGCTGGTGCAGTCAAATATCCAGAACCTGCGTTAGTAATTGTAACACCAGTAATAGTAGAAGTACCTATAGTAACTGCACCTGCAGTGGCGCCAGCACCATCACCAGCAATAGTGGCTGTTGGAGCAGAAGTGTACCCAGTACCAGCTGTTGTAATTACAATAGCTGTTACACCGCCACCAGAAACTGTTGCGGTACCTAGTGCAGTTACACCATTAGCAACCTGAGGGGCAGAGAATGTTACTGTTGCAGCTGTGTAGCCAGTTCCAGGAGCAGATACTGCTGCTGCTGTTACACCGCCACCAGACAATACTGCGGTACCTGTAGCTGTTACACCATTAGAAGGTGCTGCAGCAAAAGCTACTGTAGGTACAGAGGTATAACCAGAACCAGCGGTACCAACTGTAACGGCCGTTACGGCTCCGCCAGCAGTGGCAACAAAATCATTGATACCGTCATTAACAATTAAAGTGCTCAACTTGTTAGTAATATAACGAGCTGCGGTATTCTTGGCAAGCGCAGTATTAGTGCCTGCAAAGCTACTGGTTGAAGTACCTACGTTTGTAAGCGCAACAGGACTTGCTGTATCTGCTGCAGCCTTATCTACTACGCGAATTGCGGAACCTTTACCGGCCCATGCAACTGCAGCAATAGCGTCAATACCAAAATCAATAGTAGCAGAATCTAAGGCGCAGTTATCAATAACGTAACCAGCATTATCAAATAGGATAATTAAACCAAAAGGCAATAATTGATGTTTATTAGAATTAGTAAATCCAACAGTACCAGTAGATGCTGTAGAAGTCCAAGCGGCACCAGCGGCACCAAAGTTAGCTGCACCACCAAAAGCATTCCATAAATACTGCTCTTCGGCAGTAATTGAACTACCTGTGTTATGTGGGCGAATATATGTAGAGAAAGTAAAGTCTACTGGCTCTAGGGCAGTGTTAAAACTGCGCTGACCACGAACAGGAGCAGCTCCTGCCTCGTTTAGTGTAACTGTATCTACAGTAGTATTTTGTGAAAAGCTCATGCCTTCCAGCACTTGAATTTCGAAAGTATTAGTTGCGGTCATGGGACTTCCAGCATTTTTGAAGTCACCAATTTTTACACGACCGAAACTGTCAATGTTAGTAGTAAAGAAGACTCTACTATTACGAATTAAATTAACTGCTGCCATAGCTATTCCTTGTAGTTAGTAACCCAGGAGTACACTTACTAGACATTTATCTGTATTGGTACTATTAGGTAATTAGAGTGCATAACGCACCTGTAAATTTATTTCACCGACACCATAAGGATTTAATAATCCTTCATCGGTTGTTATTGACTGAATTAATATTTCAGTAGTTGACAGATTATTAGTAATGTCATATACTAATACTCGGTTAGCATCTATTACATTTTCTAAATCGTCTAGTAAGTCTTCAAGTAATTGTTGCGCTTCGCTTTCGCTACGAACATAAACTTTTACACTAACGTTTAGGTGTCCCCAGGTAAAATCTCCTGGTAGATATTCTCTTAGTTCGGAACCAGCTGTAAGATACACACAAGGAAAGTCTTGAACTTCATCCCAGAATTTTAATTTAGGGTAGCTATTGTCAGACAAGTCACTTTTAAACTTACCAGTTCCGTCTATTATTTTAAATTTTTCAGCTAAAGCTGTTACAATGCTTATTCTTCTTGTCATAGTGCAAATGCCCTTAATCTATTACCTACTGCTTGTTGCGCAATTTGTCTAATTGAATTAGAGATTAATAACTTAGGGTCTCTGGTTTTTGGATATTGCTGTACACCACCAACGCTAAAAGTTGCATAAGGGTATTTCATATAATTGTAAAATGCAGTTATCATTCCCTGCTTACTCATTGATAGACGCTCTACAGCAGCTGATTCAGCTAGTCTGCCGGTTCTATAGTTAAGTATATCTTCTCGAGTACCTTCACCCATATTATCACGAATAGCATTATGCAGTTGTGAATTTATTAAGACTAACAGTTTAGGTAAATTAACTGTGCTTTGTTCAGCACTAACTTTTAAATTTAAAGCCGGACCGACAGTATCACTAGATTTTTTCTTTACTTGCTTAAGTTTAGATAAGTTACTTTTTACTCTTTTAGCAGCTTCTTTAATTTCTTTTTCTAACGTATTACCTTTAGTAACAGTGGAACTAAAAGATTTTACGGGTACAGGTTTAACTTTTGCACCAAAAGGTTCAACTTTTGTTTTACGTAAAGCCGCTAGCTGTGTATCTTTTATATGTTTTCTTAATGTTTTAGAACTTTTTAAGTCTAGCAAAAAATTTGCTATTTCTTTTTTATTGTTAGGAAAGCTACTGTTTAAAGCTTTAGTAACTTCTGATAAATTAGCTTTATAGTTTCTATAAATCTCATTAAGTTTAACAGCAATTATTTCACTGTCTTGACCAATTTTTCTAAGGGCTGTTTTGTCTTCGGAATATATACCTTCGGTACTACCTATATCACGCAAAAGAGCTACAAAGTTTAAAGCTCTTGATAGTCTTCCAGAACCTTGATTAGTATTAGAAGCTAGTATACCAACTTTAGAATCTCTTTTAGTTTTAGAATCTTTTAGCTGCATTTCTACACTTACAAAAAGATTGTTTCTATTTTGTGTACCTTTTAATACAGAAGCAGTTAAAGCCTCATACTCTGGCAATAAGCTACTAGATGCTATATCTAAATACTCGTGTAGTTTAATTATTTTGTCAATAAACGTATTATTGTAAAATTCGCCTGCTTGTTTCGTAGTTTTTAATCTTATAAATGCTTGAGATTCTATATGACCTACTTCAAAATTTTGGCCGTACTCTGAAGCATCTTTCTGACTAAGCCCGCAAGCTTTTAAAAACTCTACCATAACGGTAGCTGTATTAGAGTATGTATCCGAATAGCTAATTCCTGTAGCTTCTTCTATGTTACCAGTATCGCCGGTATTAGAAAATAACTGTAAAGGATTTTCTTTATAATTTTGATTATACCAAACTATATATGCTTTTAGTAAGGGTTTATTAGTGTACTTATCTTTGCCTTTAGCAATACCAGTTTCCGTAACTGTTGGCATTTTTAAGCCATAAAATTTCCAATGTCTACGTAATCCTTCTTCAGTAACTACGGACACATTATTACTTAACGCCTGCCCTAAGTTTCTAAACTGTGAAATAGGTCTTCCATCTAAACTTTTACCATCTTGTATCATTAAAGATGCTGCTCTACCTAATACTTGTTTATCGATACTAGGAGCATTAGGTAATTTTAAACTACTTTCTAGGGCATCTGTCCACGAGTCTATAGTTAAGAAAGTACTAGGATTATTATCTAAAGAAGCTCTTGCTCTCATTACTGAGCTAAACTCTGATATACTCATGTAAAGTCCGCTACATATTGGTCTAAAACACGTTTAATTGATGCAGGTAAATTAGTTGATGCAACGTAATTAATTTGCGTAGTGTTAGGGTTTAAATCACGAGTACTATGTACAGCACCATTATTGCGTGAATAATACTCGAGTAAGTCTAATACTGCTAATTTTAAGTCGCCTGGAATTGGATCAAATCCGCCAAAATAACTTACACGATATCCATTAAGTGTTTCCGGAAATCCATTTGGATTAATAGAAATTACTGCGTCACCCTTAGTTACCCAATCAGTAAATTTTACTAAACTTGTATAAGTTTTACCATAATCTGAACTATATGCTACTGAAGATACACTTACAACGGGAGTTTCTTTTAATAAGATCTCTTTAAATCCACCATCAAAAACTTCAACCTTTATATCGCTGTAGTAATCTACAAAAGTGCGACGGCAGTATGATTTTACCAAGTCACTGACTTTAGGTATTAAGAAATCTATTTCTGCGTCTGAATTTGTACTAGTAATCCCCATGTAAGATTTGTACTCAGATTTTGTTATTAAATCTATTGCCATAAATACCTCACTTGTTTTATAAAGGCACAATATACCTTTATAAAACAAGACCCCGAAGGGTCTTGTTAACAATTACACTAGCAGATCAGGTTGCTGTGTACTTGTGTGCTGCAACAGCGTTACCTAAATTAGTAGTAACACGTGTCATGCCAGTACGGAGGCTAGCCACCATAACGCGACGTTGTGTTTCAACCAACTCTTGGGTATCAATGCGGAGACCGCGCTGATTACCAACGATAAAGTTGCCTGGGTGCAATGCAATAGCGCCTGCAACACCAGTACCTGGGGAAGCGAACTCTGCAGAGACCAACACAGGGCTTCCACCGATTTGACCGATTTGACCGGTTAACAGTGTAGCTTGTGTACCAACTTGGTTCATTGTTTGGAAGGTTGTGTCTTCCAGCAATTGGTAATAAGTATCAGTATTAATGATATAAATTACTTCTGATGGATCCAGACCCCATGCACCTAAACCTTGACGCAATGTGCGAAGCTTAGCAACGTTCATGCCGGCGGCAATAGTGTTACCAGTAGCAGTGGTGTTAGTAGCCCAGTTTGCCAAACCTTTGACAGGGTCGGAACCAGAACCAGCACCTAACAAGAAAGCCTTGTCAACGGCGCGAGCAACACGACGAATCATACCGTCACGAATCATTGGCATCAAAGCGATCAAAGAATCTTCTTCTTCTTCGTATGCTGTATACTCGTTTGTGGCAAGTTTATAAGCATTCAAAGTGATTTCTTTGAAAGCGTGGGTTTGTGTAGCACCAGCAGAAGCGCCAATAGTTGATGTACCAGGAGCAGCAGCAACGTTACCAAACTCAGCGTTAGTAACCCAAGTAGCAGTTCCTGCTTCTGGATTCACTGGCATGGTCATGACATTGGTTTGCATAGCGATGTTGCGGAAAATAGGAGCAACAACTAAACGACGACGAACTTCATTTTCCATGTTTAATGAAACTTCAAGTTCCCAAGTGCCGGTTGTGCCTGAAGGCTGGTGAGCACCGTATTTTTGTACTAATTCACGACCAAATTTTGTGCCGTCCAATGACTTACCAGCCATTTTAGCCAACATAATTGCTTTTTCTTTGTCAGCGTAAGCCAAAACGTCTTTGCTGTCTTGGAAAGACATTTTTGATTTTGTGATTGCTTCGATTTCAGCAGCTTTTTCTTTCAAAGAAGCCTCTAAACCAGCGATAACTGATTTGCTTGAATCTTCAGCAGCAGCTAAACGCTTCTCAACTTCGGCCATCAAGCGCTCAGCACCTGTGTCGCCAGTAGAGATAGAAGCAACAGCGGCTTTAACGCGTGCATCTAATTCGGCTTCTGTTTTATCAGCAGCGGCTTTTTCGGCCAATGCTTTTGCCTGTGAGTCGGCGATGGCTTTAGCAGTGAGCTCAGCCGCTTTGTTAGCTGCATCAGCCAACATTTGTTCTAATTGTTTAGGATCCATTTCCCATTCCTTTTTAATTTCGCTGATTGCTTCCGTTGAGGATTCTAGCCCTTTAGCTGAATCGCTTTCGGGTGCAAACTGCTGTTTGAAAGATTTAAATTCTTCGGCTGTATCAAACGCCTTAGAAAGACTAAATAGTGTATTTTGATTAGCTGGTACTGACACTACTGAAATTTCGTGCAGTTCTAGCTCTTTTACCACAAACAACTCTTTGGCTGCATCATATTCCGCATCTACGATTCGGAAGCCGATACTAAATGCCGTTAAGATGCCATCTTTTACAAGATTGAAAACTTCGTCAGCTGCTGAAGAAATACGGGCTTTAACCCACAATCCTTTACTGTCAACTCTGTGATCTACCATCCTACCAACTGGCTCGCTATGGTTGTGATATGCCAAAATTACTGGATTCTTCAAATAATTTTGTATACCCTTTTTCCATACACTTGCTGGGACAATGTCGCCTTGTCTATCAATGTCATCAGTACTTGCGTACCCTTCGATTGTTATACTAGTTGTCTTTTCGTCGGTGGTATCGCTCTTGATAAATGAACTGTTTAAAAACAGTATTTTACTTTTATCTACCATATTACCCCTTTATTGCTGATTATCTGTGGGCCTACCACCTTTCGACGGATCAGCAGCCGAACCCGCAATATTGGCGGGTATTCTTATTTCGTCATTGCCATCTTTTGGCTCATAACGTAATTCTTTTCTTGCTTCATTAGCTGTAATGATGCCTGCATTGACTAAAGTCGAATGGTAAGCAGCAATATCTTTTAATTCTGGTTGCATTGCCGATACTGAACTAGTAACTGCTTCAATATCGTATCCATAGTATCGTTCTAAACTTGATGTAAATTTACGAACAACCGGCATAACTGTTTCTAAATAAAATAATCGTAGATTAGGCGAAATGTTAGCATTATTTCCACCAGCTAATAAAATAGGTGGGATGCCAATACATTGCATAATTAGTTCGTTGTGTGTTTTAATTGATTGATCAAAATCCATATCTTTGAAGTTTTGATTTGATACTTGTGCAGGCTTCAATCCTGAATCCAGAATAACTGGACGCTTGCCGCCTTGTTTAGTTGAATATTTCTGTAACCAGTATTGAATTGTTTTTTCTTTTGCGATCTGTGAAAGCGTATTTTCGCTAGTTAAAACTAAACCAAATACAGCACCATTTTCAAAGAAGTTCTCTTGAAACTCTTTCATTGCATATAAAGTAGCAATGCTTCGTTGTGCTGCTTCTAAGCGTGAAGCGCCGCGATATATACTTTGACTATTAAGATCACGGAAGTGAAACACTTCTGGTTCTTTAAAATCAACCATACCGTTATAACGATACCCGCGTATAAATGTTTTTGTATCAGGCAAAATCTCAACTGATGTTGCAGGCAAGTGGTACATAAATACACCATCAAAGTGTATAAACACATTGCCTTCCAAGATCAAATCTGTGAAGATTGCTTGGCGAAATTCTTGAGTGCTTTGATAGGGGTTAGGTCTGAAGTTCAAAAGTGTGTTTAGTGACTTTTGACGAATTCCAGCAACAACGCCTTCATGAATCTTATCTTTTACGTCGTAGTCAAGTGAGCCAGCTGCATTAACAAGCATACTCACTGAACGATTAACTGCTTCTAGTTTTTGAAAAGCTTGACGATATGTTATCTTGCTTTCTGTACCAATTTGCGTACCTGCTTCTTGAGCAATACGAGTTTGAGCTGGATTGAATTTTTCAACAATCCAGTCTGTAAATCTTGACATAGTTTTCCCTTAAGTGAACTCACTGAAAAAACTACCAAAGCTCTTTTTGGGTACAACTGCTTCCACCACACCACCAGTATGTTTTGCACGCTGCGTCTCTATCCAGTGAGCCTGTTTGGGTTCACTGCCAGGGCGGGGAGCTTTACCGTAAACACTGTGTAACGCTACATGATGACGATTACAAAGGGTGTAAACTTGGTCATATAACTCTACTTGGTGCTCATCAATAAACTCATCTCGCACAGCTAAAATACCGGCATCTGTTGAAATATCGTAACCCTTGGCTTCAGACCATTTGTCTAGGAGTATAGTAACTGAATGTAGGTGATGGAGTTCTAAGTCTGTGGCAGAGCCACAAACGCAACACTCCGTTTTCTTCTCGTAGGCCGCTTTGGCCCTATCACGAACCCACTTTACAGGGATTCGCTTATTTGTGTTTTTTGCCATTATTTCAAAGTACTCCACAATTACCTAGTATTATAGCAGAACAGCAACAAAAAGTCAATGCACAAATTTTTTGTGGCATTAAACAGTATAGGTGTACAGCGCATATCGAACTGCATCGGCCATGTGACTATAATCATCATGCATTGGTCGTTCACGTTGTAGCCCCTCACGTTGGTCCCAGCGATACTGGTCAAACATGGCTCGCACGTTAGTGCAATGTGGGGCAACCTTTAATCGACCCTGCTGTAGCAAGGTCTGAACATACGCAATGCCTGGTAAGACATCTTTTTTGGCTTTGGTAGTTGAAATGTTATATAAGTAGGCAAGGTCACCAGCAAATTGTGCGGCTGCCGAGTCGATAAACGTAACTTCAACTCCGTGCTTTTCATTAATTGCTGTAAATTCTGCTGCGTGTTCGGCTGTAGTCTTTTCCGACTTTAAGTATTCATCGACAATATAAAAGCAATCGCGGTTCCAATCGTAAACGATAGCGCAATAAGCAGTAGCGTCTCGGTAACCAGGGTCGCATCCAGCAAACGCTTCGCCTTTAATATCTTCTGGAATGTCAATAACATCTGTATCCTGTAGTGTATAAATCTGACCCTCAAATACGGAAAATGAGGCTAAATATTCTTGTTCGAACTCTGACTTTGACATTGATCGTCGCGCTTCGGCAACGTCCGACTCAGCCATGCGAGTATTTTCTGTGTAATCAGCTTGCAGGCTAATCCACTCGGGGAAACCGGGATCAAAACCACGCTGCCAAAATTGTGAAAACCAATTGTTTCGACCACGAGGTGTGGAGATAAAAATAGCTTTTGCTTGTGGCTTGTCCAGTGTAGGACGTAGTGCCACATTAAAGGCGGCTTCACCGCCTTCGCCTAGTGCAGCCTCGTCAAATATGATTAGGTCATATGATCGACCAACAGTACTATCAACGGTACTAAGAGAACCCATACGAATGGTAGAACCGTTGCTGAGTTCGATAATTTTGTCTTTGAGGTTGTCACGTGCGACTTCGAGGTCGAAGTGTTTGATGAGTTTGCGTTGGAGTTCAAATGAGATCGAAGATAAGTTATAGTTAGGCGAAATGATTAAGACATTAGACCCAGGGACTAAGGTAACCAATTGACCGATGATATTGGCAATATAAGTTTTGCCAAGCCTGCGTGCGAGTGCAGCACAGATAAACCTGTATTTGGGATCGTTGACTGCGTTGATTAAAGCAACCTGTGGGCGGTTGATTGTATCGTATACATCTAGCAGCTTTAGGTAATTTGTTATGGGTAGCTTAATAAACCTCTGTTGAGGATCAAACTCTTGGATAACGTCGACATTGATATCTGGTCGTGAGACTACTAACATTATTTTGTGGCCTTTGCTAACTCGCGATAGCCTTGTGTGGTTGGATGTACTTTGTCGCTGCTTGGGGTAAATGGTAGTACAGTATCGTTATACTGTTGAGCAATTTCGTGGACGTGGGATTGGATATGTGGTTTGATGGCTGGTAAAATCCAAAACACTTTTGCAACGCCAACTTTTTCACGTATTCGTTGCAGCTCAGCTTTAGTTTTAACTCCGCTATGGTCATTACTGCCTAAACTGATAATTACAGTTTTAGCTGACAAGTTATTTTTTAAATAGTCGCGATTCCATTGCCAGGTATTCCAGCCGCCTTTAGCATAGGCTACGCACTCTGGTCTTTGTCGATGAGTACCTACGGCAATTGAGTCGCCTAAAATTAAACAGTCTAACATTTTATATTTTGGGTCCGTTAAATATTTGAGTGCTATCTGTACCTGTACCTAGTACGCAAGCTATTTTATCATTAAACTGGATTATTGTCCAGGTTTTGGTTTGTTGGTTAACAAACACGCTGTACTTTGGTACTTCAGCACCAGGCTCTATACCTAACCACAAAGGAGTTTCTTTGTAATCACTACTTGTTAATCCTTGTAGTAACATTTTAGTTTCTGTACAAGTTACAGGCTTTTGTATAATTAAGGGCTGTGCTAACGCCGCGCTTGATATAAAAAGTATTAATCCTAGTAAATATTTCATACGCCTTCACCAGTAATTAAACGCTGCACTAGCTGTGAATACTTTGATCCATCTAGTGCGTCATTGATTTGTACGTTGACTTGTTTTTGTGGGCCAGTAGCTTGTTGCGCTTTGGCTAGCTGAATTTCACGATCCATTAAGTCCATTGACATTTTGTGCGACATTTGAAGTAGTTCAGCAATATCTTTGGCGCTACCAGTTTGTGATTCTTCCAACTCTGAAAACTTCTGCTTGATTAGTGCATCCATAGCACGTCGCATCAAAAATCTGTTGTTGTATCCACTATCAAAGAATACTGAATCAATGTATGCTTTTACTTCACGTTTAGCTAATAAGTTAGTTACCACTTCAGGGTCTAGATCAAGTTCTTGAGCTACGGCACGGGCGTCGTTAAGTTGGAGGTAGGCATTTGCTACTTCCAGTGCTTCCGGGGAGATACGTACGGTTTCAGCAGGTAGGTGAGTTGTCATAGAATTGTCCTTTTTATGTGATTATACCAGTTTAGGGATGTTTTAGCAAGTGTGGATTTTGGCACCTTAGGGTGTTTGCAAATTTTCCTTAAATAGGCCGTGTCAGGGGGCCCCTATACCCCTAGGGGTATATGTGTCTGATAACCCCCCCATACCCCTAGTAGTATGTTTTGAATACCCGAGTATTCAATTTAAATTATAGTACGAAAAATAGTTATGCAAATTTTGCATAAAGGGGTTGACCTCGTAAAAAATACGTGTAAAATACAGTCAGAGGGAAGCAGATGGCAAGCCCTCATAATTGAATACAAAGGTTTTCAAAATGGCTAAAAGCACACGTTCACCCCTTCAGCACTTCTTTGCAAAATCCCTGAAAATGGCACGTTCAAGGGATAAAATGAATAATCGGGTTTCAGATGATAATGTAACTATTGATTATCTTTGCGGATTATATTATGGTCAAAACGCATTATGTTTTCATACTGGTGAAATAATGACTATTGAACGTGGATTAATAGATGGTATTCCCTGCTTTACATTATGCACTATGGATAGAATAGATAATGCTCAAGGTTATAATGTAGGTAATATTATCTTGGCTTGTGATGGTATTAATCGGATGCGTTCAGATATGCCATTATCTCAGTTTCGGGCATTATGCAACAAAATCGGAATGAATGGATAATATAATATAATAAGGGGGAAACCCCTTATTATATAATAGGATTATATAATGAAACATAATACAATACCCTCGCATTATACTACTGCCCAAGTATATAGATTTAAACTGTTTTGCATTAAGCATGATATTCGTTTTAATAATATGACAGAATATCGTTCAGCATTATCACAATATTATTCTGGAGAATAAAATGGATTATCAAATAGTAAATGATTATATGGCTAGAAAATACTCTGCATATACTTGGGTTTTAAAACAGGGTAATAACTGTATATGGGTTATAATGAATAATATTAATATGTATTTTATTATCAAAGATAATAAGATAATGCGAATTGATATTGATTAAGGGTAAACCCTTAATCAGGAAAAGACCCTGATGCCAGCAGGGTTACTCAACGAAGTGAGCACTCACTTCGGCAATTTGGGCGCACGGAATCCGTGCGCCAGTGTGCAAGTTCGAATTCTTTTCGTGAGGGTGCTTTTGCAACTGGTCGCTTAAAGCGACCGCTAGTATTCAAAAAAGGTTTTTTATGAATACTTTTGTTTGCAGGATTTTTTTAGAAAACCAAAGTACTACGCGCGGCGCGCCAAATTTTAGCAGAGTACAAAAGTGTAGTCAATAGGTGTTTACACCTATGTTGTATTTTTACACACTTGAACTTTTTAGGTTTTTTCTGCTATAATAAACACATGGTGAAAAGGTGAAAATGAAAATGACTAAATTTGCAAACAAATTAATTCAAGATATTTTATGTGCTATTTTATTCGTTGCAATAACCTTTTTGCCATTGTGGGTATGGCTTGCGTTAATGAAGCCATGATGTTATAATTTGTTTTTAAAGGAGAAAAGAACATGACTACCAAAGCCGTGAACTACACTCAGGATCAGACTGAGAAAATGATTGCCCAATACCAAGGCGGTATGACTGTTGAATCTATTGCAGATTCACTTGGCAAAACTGTTCGTTCTGTTGTTGCAAAATTGAGCCGTGAAAAGGTTTATGTTGCTAAAGCATACAAAACGAAATCAGGTGAAACACCAATTAAAAAAGATGTTCACGCTGATTTTATTGGTGATGCGTTGGGTTTGGCTGAATCTGATACAGAATCACTCACTAAAGCCAATAAAATGGCTTTGATGAAAATTGCTGACTTTATCAAGGCTGAAAAAACCTTGTAAACAAGGGGCTTATGCCCCTTGTTTTTGAATACCCAGGTTTTCAGTATTTTTTGAAAACCTAGGTATTCATTTTTGCGCCCGCTGCGAAGTAAGCACTCACTTCGCTATTAACTAGTCGCTTCAAGCGACTGTTGCGTAAAAGCAACAGGCGCCAAATTTTAGCATAGTCTGTTTTGGCTGTCAATAGGTGTTTACACCTATGTTGTATTTTTGCACACATAGTTTTTTATCGGTTTTTTGTGTATAATCACAGAATACAGAAAAGGATTACAAAATGGCTAAAATTAAAAAGGTTTCAATTTATGATATGGATGGAACTATTGTTTGCAGTTTGCATAGGTATCGCACAATCGTAGATGAGTCAGGCGAAAGAATAGATTTAAATTACTGGAGAGAAAATCAGGATTTAGCATTAAATGATTCTCTTTTGCCATTAGCCGAACAATATAAAATGGATTTAAAAGATGAATCGTGTTATGTCATTATTGCTACTGCCCGTGTTCTTAATACCCCTGATTATACATTTATTAACTCGATATTGGGCGACCCTGATTATATTATTTCAAGACCTGAGAATTCTAATATCTCTGGTAGTTTATTAAAAATTAATGGTTTGGCTAAGTTCTTTAATTTAGTTACATTTAAAGATGCTGAATTTACATTTTACGAAGATAATACAAATTATCTAAAAGCGGTTTGTGACAGATTTAATATAAGGGGTGTATATGTACCAAGTAAACAAGGGCATTAATATTGATTATGCCGAGACATTAATTAAAGATTTTTTAGCCGAAGGCTTAAATCTTTATGATATATCGGAAATAATGCAAATGCCATTAAGACAGATTTTAGACATATTAACTAAGAGAATACATTAAATGACTGATATTCAAGCTTTATATTTTTGCATTGGTTTTGTTGTTTTTGTTGCAATTAAAATTGTACTTTTAAATTGGTTAGATAAATGATTAAAACATTCTCACAGATAATCTGGCATTTTATATATTCCAGACCCGATAAAATTTTAGTAACTATTATCTTGCCATTACTAATGCTGGGTACTTGGGATTATCATAATAATATGCAAGAATATAAAAGATTCATTATGGACAAATGAATACTTTTGTTTCCCACAAAAACTGAATACTTTTGTTTTCAGTTTTAACTGGTCGCTTAAAGCGACTGTTGCGAAAAAACCACAGGCGCCAATTTTACCACACCCTCGCCCAGTTTGTCAATAGGTGTTTACACCTATGTTATTTTTTGTGCAAGCGTGTAAAATCGGGACTCTACTAACTAAGGCACACAATGGCTAAAAAGCAATACTTTTGTATTCTGGACACAGAAACCACAATGGGCGATACTGTGGCAGATTTTGCCATGATTATCTGTGATCGTGAGGGGATTATATATAATCAATGTGCGGTATTAGTTAATGGGCATTATAATACTATGGAATTATTCCACGATAAAACTAAAAATGATATTTGGGGTTATGAAGGATTAACTAAACGCAAAATGGGCTATATTGCCATGTTAGAAACTGGCGTCAGAATGATTGCATCAGTTAATGCTATCAATAAATGGATTAATCAGGCAATCGGCAAATATAATCCTACATTAACCGCATATAATCTGCCTTTTGATATTAATAAATGCGCTAATACTGGTATTGATTTATCAGGATTTAATAGTAAGTTTTGTTTATGGCAAGCCTCGGTCGGTAATATCTGCAAAACCAAAAAATATAAACAATTCTGTTTAGATAATCACGGTTTTAATAATGTTACTAAACATGGTAATATGACATTTAAAACTAATGCGGAAATGGTTTGCGGATATATTAATAATAATTTTATTATTGAACCGCATACTGCATTAGAAGATGCACGAGATTTTGAATTACCTATTCTCACGCACATAATCAAAAAGCGTAATTGGCAAGATAATATTATTCCATATGATTGGAATAAGTTTCAAGTAAGAGATAATTTTAAGGCATAATATGTTAGATAATATTGGTTGGATTGGTTCTATTCTTTTGGCATTTTGTGGATTACCACAAGCAATAGAATCATATAAAACAAAATCCTCCGAGGGATTAACTTGGGGATTTATTTCAATGTGGTTTATTGGCGAGATATTCACAATAATATATGTATTTCCTAAAATGGATTTACCTTTATTATTTAATTACTCGGCTAATATATTATTTTTGTCGATTATTATTTATTATAAAATAAAATCAAAATGAATACTTTGGTTTTCAAATCAAATTGGAAACCAAAGTATGTTGCAAAAAAGCAACAGTCGCTTGAAGCAACCGTTGTAAAAAAACCACAAGGGTAAACCCCTATGTTTTTACCCTAAAAATCGTGTAAAATTTGGCTATGGACAGAAAACAGCTTACAACATTATTAAATAATCAGACTCGGATTATCTGGGATAATCTGTGCGAGTTATATCCCCGATTAACTAAATATAATCCTCCGATTATCAAAGTTAATGCTAGATTATATCGGACTGCTGGTAGATGCCATCAGGAAGATAATCTAGTTGAATTAGGTTATTTGTTTTTTACATATTCTCCCGATTATGCAAAAACAATGACCAATATTATCTTGCCTCATGAGATAATCCACCAAGCAGATTATAATTTGTTTGGATTATCAGAAGCAAAATG